GCGACGGTCACTCGTGTGACGCGGAGGTGGTCGATGGACGCTGAACCGTGGGGTAACGATGACGCCTCTTGGTGGCATCAACTTGACCTTGAGATGCAGGAACGCGAGGAACAAGAACGCATTGAAGCCTGCAACAACGCGATAGCAGAACTACAGGAGACAAACGATGCAGAGTGAAACCTGTGGCGCATTGGCCGCCGCGCTTGCCAAGGCACAAAGCCAAATTACCGGGGCTGTAAAGGACGCGGCTAACCCTTTCTTTAAGTCACGCTACGCCGATCTTGAGTCAGTCTGGCAAGCCTGCCGCAAGCCGCTTACCGACAACGGCTTGGCGGTTACGCAGACCAGCCGCCACACGCCCGACGGGCTGATGTTGGTTACGACCTTGCTGCATAGCAGTGGCGAATGGATCAGCGGTGAAATGCCGGTTTTGACCAAGGACGCCAGCCCGCAGGCTCAGGGGTCTGGGCTGACCTACGCACGCCGATATGCGTTGGCGGCCATTGTCGGGGTGTATCAGACCGACGACGACGCCGAGGCCGCACAGGCGCGTGGAGTTAAACCAGACCCCAAGGTGCTTGACCAAATTGCCGCTTGCGACTCCGCAGAGGCTCTTACCGCGTTGTTTAAGTCGTTGCCGATGGATGCCCGCCAGTTGCACATGGACGCTTTTACGAACCGCAAGAAGGAGTTGACATGAACGCTTTATTCAACAAAGCAATTGTGATTTTGCAAGCCATGCCCGCCGTCAAGTTTGTAATTGTGCTGCCTGATGGCGCAACGATTACGCAGGGCGATTTGCAATTAGAAAAAACAAAACAGAGAACCCGTAATTTCAAGTACCCAGTTGGGAGCGTATGCCAGTATTACAAGCCATACGTTGCAGATTTGCAGGTAGGGCAAATGGTTGAAATTCCTTTCGACAAATTTGACCCCGAGCCTTTGCGGAGCGGTATTGCTTCTTATTGCAGCAAATTCTGGGGCAACGGTTCTGCAATGACCGCAATAAACCGTGGCAAAAAATGCGTTGAATTGTTGAGGGTTGCGTGATGGAACAGCGCACCGACGAATGGTTTTCCGCCCGGTTGGGCAAGGTTACCGCCAGCCGCGTTGCTGACGTTGTAGCCAAGACCAAGACCCGGTACTCGGCAAGCCGTGAGAACTACATGGCCGACCTTATCGTGGAACGGCTGACGGGGCAGAAAGCGTCCTCGTTCAGCAACGCCGCGATGGAGTGGGGTACCGAGCAGGAACCTAACGCTAGGGCCGCCTACAGCGCCCGTACAGGCGAGTTGGTGGAGGAGGTGGGGTTTATTGACCACCCCGCCATACCGATGTCAGGGGCGTCCCCAGACGGGCTGGTGAAGGATGGCGAAACGCATTGGGACGGCCTTATCGAAATCAAATGCCCGAACACGGCGACCCACCTTGATTTGTGGCTAACCGAGGACATCCCAACGAAGTACATCACCCAGATGCAATACCAGATGGCTTGCACGGGGGCGTGGTGGTGCGATTTTGTGTCCTTTGACCCCCGATTGCCGGAACACTTGCAATTGTTCGTTAAAAATGTCCCGCGTGACGACAAGCGCATTGCCGAATTAGAAACCGAGGTGCGTAAGTTCCTTGCAGAGTTAGACGACAAACTGGCAAAACTGAAGGAGTTAAAACTGTGAATTACGATCCGAACATGAAGGGAGTGTTGTTTAAGAACGATAAGGGCGAGAACGCCAACAGGCCTGATTACCGGGGTACGTGCGTCATCAACAACGTCGATTACAACGTGTCGGGCTGGATCAAGGCCAGCAAAAAGACAGGCGACAAATACATGAGCCTGTCATTCCAAGCGAAAAGCGAGGGCAAGGTGACTCGCCAGCCCGCCAAGACGGAAATGACCGAGGACAATTGGCATGACGACGCCATCCCGTTCTGACCTGCGCGTGTTTGTCGGCTGGGACAGCCGCGAGGATATTGCGTATCAGGTATGCCGCAAAAGCATCTTGAAGCACGCCAGCATCCCGGTGGACATCCAGCCCATCAAGCAGTCAGAACTTCGTGAGCGGGGCCTTTATTGGCGTGAGCATGATCCGCTGTCGTCTACCGAGTTTTCGTTTACGCGCTTTTTGACCCCACACCTCGCCGGGTATGACGGCTGGGCCTTGTTTTGCGACTGCGATTTTCTTTTTCGGGGGGACATCGCCGCGATCACCGACTACATGGACGGGGCAAAAGCGTGCTTTGTGGTACAGCACGATTACCGGCCTGCCGAGGCCGTCAAAATGGACAACAAGGCGCAGCATTTGTATCCGCGTAAAAACTGGTCATCGTTCATGTTTATCAACTGTAGCCATCCACAAGTCAAGGCATTGACGCCCGAGGCGGTCAATCGTGAATCGGGTATGTATCTGCACCGCTTCCAATGGCTTACCGATGACGTCATTGGGTCGCTGCCGGTGGCGTGGAACTACCTAGAAGGATGGTATTTCCGTCACGACTGCCCCAACCCCATTGCTGTCCATTTCACCCGTGGCGGCCCGTGGTTTAAGGATTGGGTAGACGTTGAGTTTGGCAAGGAATGGCTAGAGGCCAGCCGGTGAAACGCATATTCCCCGTAGGCACGACGCCAGAACAGTTGGCCGTGGCTGCTGCACGTATGGTGCAGGGGCTATCGTCCGACCGGGCGTGGTGCATTGAGGTATCGGAGTGGAAAAAGCCACGCACGAATCAGCAGAACTCGTTTTTATGGGGTGTGGCTTACCCCGCAGTCCTTGAGGGCGGCGGTGAGGCATTGCACGGTTGGACGCGGGACGACTTGCACGAATATTTCCTTGGGGAATGTTTTGGCTGGGAGACGCTGGAAGGGTTTGGGCGTAAGCGTATGCGGCCCCTCAAGCGTTCCAGCAAACTGACCAAACAAGAATTTAGTGACTACCTATTGTTTCTTGAAACACGGTGCGCCCAAATGGGCATCGTCATACCAGAGCCTATCTATGACGCAAACTGACGCGATTAGAGCGCACTTGCTGACAGGTGCGCCCATTACCCCCCTTGAAGCCCTAGACCGATACGGATGCTTTAGGCTCGCCGCTCGCATCATTGAATTGCGAAAGGCGGGGCTGGACATTGAAACGGTCACCGAAACCCGCAACGGCAAGAAATACGCCCGTTATGTGTTGCGCGGACAGGCCGAGTTATTCGCGTGAACCTACGCAAGCAAGCCAAGGGCCGAGGCTGCACGGTACGCCTGCCGGGGGTGTGCAACCACAACAGCGAAACCGTAGTGCTTTGTCACGTGCGTTTGTCTGGTATTAGCGGCATGGGGTTAAAGGCTGACGATCTACTGGGAGCGTGGGCGTGTAGCGCGTGCCACGACGCAATCGACCGCAGGGCGCATACTGACCTTGACCGCGACTATGTGCGTTTAGCGCACCTTGAGGGAATGGTTAGAACCATTGCACAACTACGTGCTGAGGGCATCGTATGATCGATGAGTGGGAACAGGAATGGGATCGTATGACTCACACTTCGACCGAATACAAGAGAGAGATTCGAGAAATGCGCGAGCGCATATATCACTATCTCAAGCGCATTGCGGAACTAGAGGCCGAGGTGCATGAATTGCGTGCAAAGGACAGTCGGTGGGTGCAAGAACCATGAGTTTTTGGGTAGACACGCCGTATGTCACGGCCTACGTCCGTAACGAGTTCTTGTACGACCAACAGAAAGGCCACGGAGAATTCACCGAGGTTACGGTGTTTGGTTTTCGCGCAGAGCCGATGCGGGTGCCGATGTTTCAGATTATGACGGCACAGGGGGCGCAGTGGGCGCGTATCCCTATCCATGCCTTATGTTCTAAGCCATGCCCTGCCATAAGCCTTCAGGTTGCGTGCTGGTGGGACTCATTCAGTCGGTTCTGTGAGGTGCGCGAGGTGCAGTTCCTGCGTAACCACCGGGTACAGGCTATTGGACGCGATGGCGTCAAGCGCCCGGGCGTGTACCAGTTTTCGGTGTTCTGGGCCAACGGCGGTTGGTCGGAAGTACCAGACCAAAGCAAGGATCATCACATTATCGTTCTAGACAGCGGGCAATGGATTGCGTACCCCAACAACAGACTGCTGTGGGTAGACCCGTCTTGGATTGGCGGAGACGTCCCGAGGGATTGGAAGTCACCGTCAACGTCCTACAGC